CGCCGCGAGGGTGATAGGATGCGAGTCCAGATCCTCAACGAAGGCCGCGACGCGGCAAGGAACGCTCTCAGGCAACATGGCAAGACCGCGAAGTGAAATGACCGACGAGGTGATCGAGCGCATCTTGGCGGCGATCAGGCTTGGTCTACATCCACAAAGAGCAGCCGAAGCGAATGGTGTTGCTGCATCAACACTCAAGTCGCACAAGAAGCGTCACCCTGAGTTTGCGTCCTTGATAAAAGAGGCCGAGGCCATCGCTGAGAGCACCTTCCTCGGCAAGATCATGCGGCACACAGACGACCAATGGACCGCGTGCGCTTGGATGCTCGAGCGCCGCTGGCCTGAGCGTTGGGCCAAGCGTGAAGCCCCGATCACTTCCAACGAGGCGCGCGACATGGTGAACCGGCTGCGCGCCGCTGCCCAGTTCGTCAACGACACGATCCCGAAGGAGCCGAGCTAGTGGAAGACTACAACACTTGGACCGACGCTCAGTTGTTCGAAGAGATTGATCGTCTCATCACTTCGATCGCGTCTGGCACTTCGCAAGATCCGACCGTGACCGCAGCCGCGATGCGCACGGTGCATGAAATGTTCGCGGTCATCAACGTGAGGCACAATCCATGAAAGACCTGTCCAAAATGACTGAAGAAGAGATCCGCGCTGAGATCTCGCTTCAGGAATACAAGGCCGACGAAACACAGGCGTTGGACATTTCGACGCTGTTTCTGATCCTGCGCACGCTCATCGAGCTTTGGCGCGAGCTTGATCGGCGGCGGCAGAAGTAGTGCAGCCGAACCTGCTGCCCGCGCGCTGGAAGCCACTGCGCTATCACCCGAAGCAAGCTGCCGCGTTCACCTCGAGCGCGCGATTCATCGTCGTTGAGGCAGGTCGCCGATCGGGCAAGAGCGAGCTCGCCAAGCGCAAGGGCGTTCAGCTCGCGCTGACGCATCACGAACGCAGCGCGTTCAATGACGGGCTCTACATCTTTGCGGCCCCGACACGCGAGCAGGTCAAGAGCATCTACTGGGGCGACCTGAAGCGCATGGTGCCGAACTGGGCGGTGCTGAAGATCGCGGAGACGGACCTCGCCATCGAGCTGGTGAACGGCGCTCGGATCCAGTGCGCGGGCATGGACAAGCCGCAGCGCATTGAGGGCAAGCCGATCGATTGGATCGCGTGCGACGAAATGCAGGAGTGGAAGGCGGGTATCTATGACCGCAACGTGCGACCTGCGCTGGAAACGCCTGAGCGCGCGGGCGGCGCGTGGTTCTACGGAGTTCCTCGCCCTGGGGCCGAGTTCGAAAAGCTCGTCAAGCTCGCCAAGAGCGGGAAGCCGGACTGGGCGTACTTCACTTGGACGAGCGAAGGCCTGATGACCTCCGAGGCCGTGGACAGCGCGCGCGAGACGATGGACGCTCGCGTCTTCCGGCAGGAGTTCATGGCCGAGCGTGTGGCGATGCAAGGCCGCGCGTACCACACCTTCGACCGCGAAGTGCACGGGCGCGAGCAGCTGGCCTACAGCCGCTCGGCCCCGCTGTGCATCTGCTTTGACTTCAACGTCGAGCCCGGCATCGCGGTGATCGCCCAGCAGCAGCTTTTCCGCCGCTCAGACGGCGAGCGCGCCGACCGTCCAGAGGTCGCGGACGAGATCATCGCGGTCGTTGGCGAAGTTTGGATTCCGCACGACTCGCGCACCGAGCACGTCTGCCGCAAGATCCTCGCTGACTGGGGTCACCACGAAGGGCACGTGCTCGCCTACGGCGACGCCACGGGCGGCTCGAGGCACACGTCGCAGGGCGCCGAGGGCACCGACTGGCACATCATCCGGTCGATGTTGACCCAGGGATTCCGAGGGCCGGTCGAGGTGCTGCATCACCGCCGCAACCCGCCCGAGCGCGACCGCGTGAACGCTCTCTGCTCGCGCCTCCGCTCGGCGGACGGAAAGGTGCATCTCCTTGTTTCCTCGGACTGCCCAAACATGATGGACGACCTCGACGGCACGATGCTTTTGGAAGGCGGCGCGGGCGAAATCGACAAGGCAAAAGACCGTCGTCGGACGCACATGACCGACGCGCTTGGATACATGGTTGAGTACGAGCACCCTGTGCGCTTAGTCTCGGTGACGGATTCGGAGATCATCTGACCATGAGCGACAGCTTTGTGACCTTTGCTCCTTTTGCGTTGCTGCTGCCCTTGCTCGGCTGCGCGGGTGCGCCAAAGAACGTGCGCGAGCTAGACGCGATGACGCAGGAGGAGTTCGTATCGTGGCGCGATCGAACGAGCATCGCCGCCGAAGAGCTCGCGCTGACGACCGTCGAAGCGGAGCCCAAGTCCGCAAAGGTTGTCGAACAGCTCTCCGCAACAATGAAGCTCGCGGCTGGCGGGCCTGTTTCTGCGCCGCTGCTCGAGCTGATCGCGGAGGATCCGGCCTACCACGGCGTCCTGCGCCTCGGCTTGCTGGAGCTCGCGTCGCTCTTACGGGAGAAGCTTGGTGCTGATTCTCATCCGCGCTTCAGCGAACTGGTGATGGCATGGGCTGACGGGCTCGACCGCGGCTTGGTTCGCGCACAAGCGAAGTAGGAGCACGACATGAAGGAAGTGGGCATCCCGTGTGGCGCGTACATGGAGATGGAGGCGCGATGGAAGCTGCTCCACGACCTTCAAGGCGGCACTGAGAAGATGCGCAAGGCGGCTACCGAGTGGCTGCCGCGCGAGGAGGCTGAAAGCGATCTGTCCTACCGTGCTCGCCTCGGTCGCAGCTTCCTCTACGGTGCCTTCTCGGACACCGTGACGAAGCTTCGCGCCAAGCCGTTCTCGCGTTTCGTCGATGTCGCGGGCCGCGATGACTTGGAGCCGATGCTTCAGCTGATCGAGGACGACGCAGACAACGGTCGCACCTCGCTCACGCAGTTTGCCTCAGCCATGTTCGAGGACGCGATCGTCCACGGACTGACTCACGTGATGGTGGACTTCGCGCCCACGACCGGCCAGCAGACGCTGCTTGAGGAGCGCGAGCGGCAGCTGCACCCTTACTTCGTGCACGTGAAGGCCGAGCAACTGATCGGCTGGCAGTACGAGGTCGACCCTGCCACGTCGAAGCACGTGCTCACGCAAGCCCGCATCCGCACGACGCGCACCGAGAACGACGGCAAGTGGGGCCAGAAGTCGGTCGTCTACATCCACGTTTGGACGCCCGAGGTCGTCGAGGTCTGGCGCGAGGAGCAGAACGACTTTGCGCTGGTCGAGGTCAAAGCGCACAGCTTCGGCGCAATCCCGCTCTACACCTGCTACTTCGACCAGACGGGCTACATGGTGGCGGACCCGCCGCTCGAGGATTTGGCTTGGCTGAACCTTGAGCACTGGCAAAGCAGCAGCGAGCAGCGGAACGTGTTGCACATCGCTCGCGTGCCGATCCTCTACGAGCGCGGAGCCGTCGCCAGCACCGGCCCTGATGGCAAGCCGCGAGGCGCGTCGATCGTGATCTCGACGACCAAGGCCCGCCAGACGACCCGAACGCCCGCGGAAGCCGACCTGCAATGGGTCGAGGTCGGAGGCGCAAGCATCGAGGCTGGCGCGCAAGATCTCGCCAAGATCGAAGAGCGGATGCAGGTGCTCGGGATGCAGCCGCTGGTCGAAAGCGCGGCGAAGACCGCGACCGAGGTCGGCACCGCAGAAGCGCGCACGCACTCGTCGATCAAGGCGTGGATCTCGTCGCTCAACGACGCGCTCTTTGAGGCGTACTACATGGCGGCGAAGTGGATCGGCGCTGAACTGCCGACCGAGTTCGCCGTGCAGGTCTGGGACAAGTTCGAGCTCGAAGCGCGCAGCGACGCCGACATGATGCACCTCCTCCAGATGCGCGCGAGTGGCGACATCTCGCAGAAGCGTCTGCTGCTTGAGGCAAAGCGCCGCGGCAAGTTTGGCGACGACTTCGACGTGGAGGAGGAGCTCGAAGCGACGCAAGATCAGGAAATGCCGACCGCGCCCAGCGCGTCAGATTTGGCACTTATCGCTCGCGTGCGTCGTGGCGCAGAAGTCGAGCAAGAAGAATCCCCTGCGGTTGAGGCCGCGGAGGAAGCCGCAGAAGATGCCGCAGAAGAGGTCGAGGATTGATCCATGGAGATGGTGACTTTGAGTTGGGAAACGGTCGTCGCCATCGTCACACCGCTGATCGCGGCGGGTGTCTGGATCGTCAAGTGGATCGTCGCTCGAAGCGATCGCGACCGCGACGACCTGCTGAAGCGCATGGACGCTGATCGCGCCGACGCGACCGAGGATCGCAAGATCCTGCGCGACTCGCTGCACGCTTTGCGAAACGCCGTGCAGGTCGCCAGCAGCGAAGGCGAGATCCTGACGCAGCAACTCGCGGCCATGACGCAAGCACAACAACGCATCGTGTGGACGCAGGAACGAATCCTTGCGCACATCGAGGCGAGGGCAAGGAAAGACCTGCATGAAAGCCAAGGGTGACGCGTTCGACGTACGGACTTGGGCGGAAAACGCCCAAAGGGTCAAGAACACCTGCTGCATCTGCGTCGGAAAGCCCGCGCCCGCAGCTGCGATCAAACTGATCGCTGAAATGCGGCTCAAGGGCGAAACTGAAGTCTCGCAACCGCAGATCTCGCAGATGCTGAAGGAGCGGTTCGGCGTGCGGATCGGCACCTCGTCGATCCAACGGCACGTGCGCAGCTGCCTTGGGATTCACTGGGGCAGCGCGACGAGGCTCAAGTGAGCAAGCGCAAGTCGGTCAAGGAGTGGGCGAAGGACGCACACGCTGAACCGGCAGCGATCAAAGAACTGCGCCTTGCCAACGAGCAGCTGCGGCGGCGGTTGACCTCACAAGGCGGGCAGGGCGAGCTGATCCTTGAAGCAGTGCGCACCGCTTTCGAGGACTACGAGCCGCCGACAATCCCTGCGCCAAAGGCTCAGTCGAAGCGCAAGGAGCGCGAGATCGCCGTCCTGCATCTCAGCGACACGCAGTTTGGCAAGGTCACGCGCACGTACGACAGCGAGATCGCAACCGAGCGCGTGCTCGAGTTCGCGCGCCGCAGCCTCGCGTGCATTGAGCGGCACCGGAGCTACGCAACGATCGACGAGGCGCACATCTACCTCGGCGGCGACATGATCGAGGGCGAGCTCATCTTTCCTGGCCAAGCGCACCTCATCGACCAGAGCGTGTTCGACCAAGCCGTGCGCACCTGCCCTGAGGCGATGGCGCGGGCGATTATGGCCCTCGCCGCGGGCGTTAGCCGTGTTCGCGTGATCGCGGTCTGTGGCAATCACGGCAGGCCCAGCAGCAAGCACGCCGGATCGCACCCTCGCACAAACTGGGACCGCGTGAGCTACGAGACGGCCCGCATGATGGTCGGCAAGAATCCGCGCATTGAGTGGGACATCGCGGACGACTTCTACACCGTCAATGACGTGCTCGGTCACAAGCACCTTGTCGTGCACGGGCATCAGATCCGCGGAGGCTTCGGCGGGTTCCCGTTCTACGGAGTGGGTAAGCGCGCGTGGGGCTGGATCGACTCAATCGAGGAAGAGTGGCATCACCTCTACTTCGGCCACTTCCACACGATGACCACGGGCAACCTGAACGGTCGCTGGTGGTTTTGCAACGGCACGACGGAATCGGACAACGACTACGCGCGCGAAGAACTGAGTGCCTCGGGCGTGCCGGTGCAGCGGCTTCAGTTCTGGAGCGCCGAGCACGGGCTTGTGGCCGACCGCCCGATCTACCTGCGGCACGGCCTGAAGGACAAGCGTGGCAAGGCCACCGACAACGCGTGAGCAGGTGCTCGGCGTCGCGGGCATACTGCGACGCAAGCTGCCACTCGGCAAGCCGGTCAAAGTGCTAGTTTCCAAGCGGCTAACGTACGAGTACGGCTACTGCCAGCTGGACCGTCGCGGGTATCGGGTCGTGGTGAACCTGCGTATCGCGGACCCGTGGAGCCCGCGCGGGCGAGCCGTCACCGTTGGCGAGGCTACGGAAACGCTCTGCCATGAATGGGCGCACGCGTTGGCTTGGACATCGAACGTGAGCTCCAAGGATCACGACGCCGCATGGGGCAAAGCGTATGCGCGGGTCTATCGGGTAGTCTTTGAACAATGACGGACGGCGACCGATTCGACGGGCCTGTTCGCACGGTCAACGACAAGATCGTGCGCGACTGGCTGCGTCATGCGCATCAGCTGGAACGCGTCTCGCAGCATGAGGCGGCGAGGATCGAGAAGTTCCTGCGCTCGGATGTCCTGCCCGACATCATGGGCAAGCTGGTATCGCGCCTCGAGCGCATCAACGCGCGCGGATACGACGCTGGCGTGGAAAGCACGAAGCGTTTCAAAGACCTCCGCGAGCAGATCATGCAGATCGTGGACGAGGGCTTGCAGCAGGTCGCCAAGACGAACGTCAAAGAGCTTGAGCGCCTGAGCGTCTACGAGGCGCGCTGGCAGAAGAAGACGATCGAGGCCGCGATCCCTGAAAGCATCGGCATCAACCTGACGCTGCCCGATCCCAAGGTGCTGCGCGAGCTGGTGAAGACTCGCCCGCTCGCCGGCTATGGCATCGAGGAATGGTTCGACAAGCTCACCGTGGACACGGCAGACCGAATCGAGCGCGAAGTCCGTATCGGTCTGGCCGAGGGTCAATCCGTGCCGGACATCGCCCGCCGAATCCGAGGTACTGCCGAGCTTGACGGCGGCGACGGGGTGTTTGCGATCACTCAGCGGCACGCCCAAGCCATCGCCCGCAACGCCTCGATCCACGTCAGCAACCAAGCTCGGCAGGAGCTGTTCAAGGACAACGAGGACATCATCGACCGCGAGCAGTGGGTCGCCACGCTCGACACGCGGACCTGCAAGAAGTGCGGCGCGCTCGACGGCAAGGTGTTCCCAGTCGGAGAAGGGCCGATGCCGCCCGCGCATCCGCCTGGCCCGTCCGGCGGTGCTTGTCGCTGCGCTCGGGTCGCCGTCGTTCGCCCCCTATCCGAGGTTCTTGGGCGCAAGAAGAAGGGCGAAGGGCGTATCACCGAGGGCGAGCGGGCGTCGATGAACGGTCGGGTCAGCACCTCGACGACCTACTCCGAGTGGCTGAAGACGCTGCCGCAGGACGAGCTCGAGGAGGCGCTCGGCGCTACCCGCGCGAAAGCCTTCGCGGACGGCGAGCTCACGCTTGAAAAGATGGTGGACCAGAGCGGTCGCACGCTGTCGCTCGACGAGCTTGCTAAAGTGGAGGGGCTGGACCTTGAATAGGGTCCATCCTCTGTTAGTTATTTTGAGTGTCGCTGGGTGATCCGGCGACCAAGGCGTGACGCCTAATCACAACACGGAAACGAATGGCAAAACCCAAGACTGTCCTGTCCGATTCTGAGTTCGCTGCGCTTCCTGAGAACGTGACGCTCTCACGCGCCGACCTCTACACCAAGACCGAAGATGGTTATGTGTTGAACGTCGAGCCTGTGAAGGGCTGGGACGTGAAGCCGGTCGAGAAGCTGATGGCGGCTCTCGGCAGCGAGCGCACGACGCGCGCTGACCTCGAAGCCAAGCTCAAGGCTCTTGATGGCCTCGACCCGCGTGCGGCGCGTGAAGCGCTGGCGAAGGTCAAGGAGTGGCAGGATTCGCCGCCCGAGGCGCGCGCAAAGGCTCAAGCCGAGGCGCTGCTGAAGGAGGCGCAGACTAAGTATCAGCAGGAAACGTCGAAGCTGCGCGGGCAGCTCGAGCGCGAGCTCGTCGAAGCGAAGGCCCGCGAGGCGCTTGCCAAGCACAAAGGCAACGTCGAGCTCCTGCTTCCGCACGTGAAGGGCCGCATCAAGGCCGAGGTCGATACGGATGGCGAACTGCGCGCCTACGTC